GCCATGACACATCCGACGTGGTCGGAGTGGTGGATCAGTGGGAAATAAGTCCTGAAAAGAAACTTCGCATCCTCGTGCGGTTCGGCCGTTCCGCACGTGCCGAGGAAATCTTCCAGGACGTTTCCGACGGCATCCGCCGCAATACGTCAGTGGGCTACATCATCCACGATCTGCGGCTGGAAAAAAGCGACGCAGACGTAAACACTTATCGCGTGACCGACTGGGAAGTGCTCGAAGGTTCCCTGGTCGCTGTGCCGGCGGATCCTTCCGTCGGCCAGGGCCGGGCGCTGGAGCCAACCCCAAACAAAAGGACAGACATGGACCCGATTGAAAAAGCACTTATCGAAGCCGAAACCCGCGCCAAAGTGGAAGCGGAATTCAGGGCCAAAGCCGAAGCCGATGCCCGCGCCACGGCAGACGCCGCGCGCGCCGCGGCCAACACCCCGGAAGCCGTGCTCAAGCGCGAGCAGGAGCGCGTTGCCGCGATCATCGCTTCTGGCGACCATTACGCCAACCTGGGCGGCCCCGAGCTCGCCCGCGAGCTGATCAAGGACACCGGCGCCACGACCGAAACGTTCAAGGCCCGCATGCTCGATCAGCTCGGTCGCGGCAGCGCGCCCACCCCGGTCGATGTTCCCGCTGTCGCGAATTACGGCGACGCCGCCCGCGTGCGCTTTCGCCATGGCAGGCTCAAGGCGTTCAAGGATCTGCCGCTGCAAAACGGCAAGACCATGGCCGCGGACGAAGCGGCGCACCGCGCCGGCATGTGGCTGGCCGCAACCGTGTTCAAAAAAGACTGGGCGAACAAGTGGTGCCGCGAAAACGGAATGGACCTGTATTACAAGGATGCGGACAGCGGCCAGGTGCGCGTCATGAGCGGCGGCACCAACGCCGCCGGCGGCGCACTGGTGCCGATCGAAATGGAGCAGGCCGTGATCGACCTGCGCGACACCTACGGCGTGATTCGCCGGCTGGTGCGCGTGCGCCCGATGTCGACCGACCAAAAGCAGATTCCGCGCCGCACCGGCGGGCTGACCGCGTATTTTTTCAACGACGATGACGGCACCGGCATCACCGCCAGCGATAAAGGCTGGGACGATGTGACCCTGTCGGCAAAAAAGCTTGGCGTACTTGCGCGCGTCTCAAAAGACCTGATCGAGGATGCCGTGATCGATGTTGTCGACGACCTGGCGCAAGAAATGGCCTACGCGTTCGCCGTAAAGGAAGACGAATGCGGCATCAACGGTGATGGCACCAGCACCTACGGTGGTATGACTGGGTTTCGGCCGAAGCTCGGCGGTACGGCGTACGCCAGCCGCATCACCACCGTGACGAACCACGATACTTTTGCCGAGATCGATTCGGTCGACCTGAGCACCACCATGGGCGGCGTAGCGGCTTTCGGCAAGCCTGGAGCGAAGTGGCTGATGTCCGAAACCGGCAAGGCGATCATGATCGACCGGCTGAAGTCGGCGGCAGGCGGCAATGACCTCATCAGCTTGGGCGGAATGCTGATGCCGGCCTACCTCGGGTATCAGATCGAAACGTCGGAAGCGATGCCGAGCGATGCGGCCGCGGACTACACCGGCCTGGTGATGGCGATGTTCGGTCGCTTCGATCTGGCCGCCAGCATGGGCACGCGACGAGGCATCGAGGTAACGGTGCTGAACGAGCGATACGCGGAACTCGGCCAGTTGGGCATCGTCGCAACAGAACGCTTTGACCTGGTTGTGCATGATCTCGGCACCACCGCGATCAAGGGTCCAGTCGCCGCGATGTACGGCGCATAACGCCAGGTAATCGCTACGCCGGCGGCCGCAGTGGCCGCCGTCCTCCGATTCTGAAAAAGGAAAACTGAAATGTTCAAAATCATCCAGTGGTTTCTGCAATTCACCATGCCGAGCATTATGCCGGCTTCAAAGCTTATAATCGTCCTGGCGCCGACCTCCACCACCGCCGCCGCCACGTCGAGCGGCAACGTCGACACGCTCGGTTACGACTATGCGTCCATCGACATCATCGCGCCGACCGCGGACGTGGTGAGCAACAAGTTTTCTGTTTGCAAGCTGTCGCATTCTGACACGACGGATTCGACAAACTTCAGCGACGTGGCCAAGTTCGTCGCGGGTGGCACGGGCGGGTTCACGCTGGCCAACGCGAACACGTCAGCGGCATACGGCGTCAAGTTAAATGTCGATTGCCGGTCGCTGAAGCGCTACATCAAGGTGTCGGTTTCGCCGCGCACTACGCAGGTGCTGACGATCGTGGCCAACCTCTCGAAGGGAGAACAAGTGCCGGTCAGCGCGACGAGCGTGAACGTGAACACACTGGTTGAAGGCTGAGCAACCGGGCACTGCCAGCTACTGGAACGGGCCGCAGCAATGCGGCCCGTTTCTTTTCCGAGGCCACTTCATCGAGAGGCCGCCGCGGAAAGGAACCCATGAACGACATTTCTATAAAGCATTTCGGCGATATGGTGACGGCGACGCCCACCTGCTCGCCCCTGAAAAAGCTGAACCTCGGCGCCGGCGATATCGCCGTCGACGGATTCGAGCCACGCGATGCCAGAAAAGGCGACGTACTCTGGCCGCTGCCGGATGCCGATGCCAGCGTGGACGAAATACGCGCGTCGCACGTGCTGGAGCATTTTGCGCATGCCGTGATTGCGGACGTGCTGCGCGAGTGGGTGCGGGCGCTGAAGCCAGGCGGCGTGTTGCAGATCGCCGTGCCGGATTTTCAGGTTATCGCGGAGCAGTACCTGGCCGGCGCGAACCTGCCGATCGAGGGCTATGTGATGGGCGGCCAGGTCGACCGGCACGACTACCACAAGGCCATTTTCGATGTCGACACCCTGAGCGACCTGCTCCGGGCCTCCGGCCTGGTCGGCATCCGCCGGTGGAAAAGCGAGGTCCAGGATTGCGCGTCGCTGCCGGTGAGCCTGAACCTGGCGGCGACCAAGCCGCCGGCAAAGTGGCCGAAGATCGCCGCCGTGGTGAGCATGCCGCGCTTGGGCTTCAACGATTTTTGGGCCTGTGCGTATCGCGAGCTGGCGGCAATGGGAATCCCGTTGAAAAAAACGACGGGCGCCTACTGGGATCGCGACCTGACCATCGGCATCGAGCAGGAGCTGCGCGACGAGGATCCGGAATGGATCCTCACCCTCGACTACGACACGATATTCACCCGGCACCAGTTGCAATGCCTGATGGACCTGGCCGTGCGCTATCCGCACGCGGACGCCATCGCGCCGCTGCAGACTGCCCGGCACCACGCGCAGCCGATGTTCACCGCGCGGCTGCCCACCGGCGAGCTGGTGACGGAGCTGGACCGAAAAAGCCTGCGAAATGGCGAAGTGATTAAAGCGGAAACGGCGCACTTCGGCCTCACGCTGCTGCGGGCAGCGAAGCTCAAGGCGCTGCCGAAGCCGTGGTTCGAACGCGCGTACGACGAGCAGGGCGGCTACGGCGACGCCGGTTGCGATCCGGACATCAACTTCTGGCGGCGGTGGAAGAAAGCCGGCAACACGCTGTACGTGGCGCTGCGGGTGCCGGTCGGGCATGGCGAGCTGATGGTCCGCTGGCCGGACCAGAACCTGGAGGCTTCGTTCCAGCGACCGAGCGAGTTTTTTGAATCCGGTCCGCCGGCGAACGTTTGGCGATAGGAGAAAGCATGTCAGGAACACTGAAAAAAGTTCGCTTCATCGTCGCATGGAAATCCTACCGCGTCGGCGACGAAATCACCCCGAACGGCTCGCTGCGTGACTGGTTGGTGAACGGCGGGTACGCCGCAGTCGTGGAAAACAGCGGCGTTCAAAAGATCGTCGTTGAAAAGAGCGGCGCGGAACAAAACAAGTCGCCGGTCGATCGTCAAATGAAAGTGCCGAACAAGCGCGAGCAGCGCGGCGGCGGGTTGATATAAATGTTTACCGAAGACCTCACCCCGTTTTTCGCCACCGGCGACTTTGCCTATGCCGCCACCTGGACGCCGGCGGCAGGGGGCGGGCCGTTCGCGGTCAATGTAATTTTCGAGAACGGCTACTTCGAATCGCCGATCGGGAATTCGGATGTCGCCGGGCGGGAGACGATGTGCTGGGCGAGTGATGCACAACTAACACAGGGCAGCGGCATCAAGCGCAACGACAGCATCATAATCCAGAGCGTGACCTACAAGGTTGCCGACAGCCAGCCGGATGGGACCGGGGTCACCGCGCTGAAGTTGCGCACTTGAAATGCGCGCCGTTGAATTTTCCGTTCACTGATCACTGATCACCGTTCACAGAATTTAAATGCCACACCAATGCGAAAACATCCTGGCGGCGATCGTGACGCTGATGAAGAACGCGTCGACCGACGCCGGCACTCGGGTCTATCGCGGGCGCACGCTGGCGGTGGAAGAGGCAGAGGGCGCCGGGGATGTCATCAACGTTTACGAGGGCGACGAGAGCAGCAATCCGGACGACGTGAACACTCGCAAGCTGCGCTCTCTGGAAGTGTTCGTCGAGTTGCACAAGCGCGCCACGCCGACGGACGTTAACGACCCGACGTCGCTGGAAACGGCGGCGAATGATTTCTTACGCGAGGTCGAGGTAGCGCTGGAGGCCAGCGTCACCCTGAGCGGCACATGCCTAAAATTCGAACACCAGTCGACTCGGCGCGAACGCGAGGGCCGGGCGGACCGGGAATACAGGGTCGTCACGCTCGGCCTGGTGGTCGTCTACCGGACCCTGCGCACTGATCCGTCTACCCAGGCTTAGGAGGCCAGCGATGAAAAAGTCCGCCGATTACGGTAAGCCCGACGAGAAATCCGCCGACGTGGCCCGCGCCGAAGCCGCGCAGCGCGCCACCCTAATCACCTCTGCCGGAGATGCCGGCGCCGTGGTGCCGGATCGCGCGAGGGTGGTGCCGGAGTCCGATGCCGCGCGCAAACTCAAAATCGCGCTTGGAATCCCGCCGAAACACGCGAGCGAGCCAGCCGCGCCAGAGAACATATAACCGCAGCCGCATGTCCGAAAGAGCCACTTCATCCGGTGGCTTTTTTTAATCCGAGGAGACCGTCATGTCACTGATCAAAAATCGCGCCGTATTGTGGGCGAAGCAGGAGGTTACGTACAACACCGACCCGGTGCCGGTGACCGGAACCAACGACTTTCTCGTTGAAAACCTGGACGGACCGAAGCCCGCGAATGCGCGCGCGTACAAGCGCTCGCCGGTGCGGCCGTCGTTCGGAAAACTAAAGCCGATCTACGGCGGGCACCTGGCCGAGGTGTCGTTCGACGTGGAGTGCAAGGGCTCCGGCACCGCCGGCACCGCGCCGGAGTGGGGCGCGGTGCTGAAGTCCTGCGGGATCGGCGAGACCATCGTCGGTGCCACGTCAGTCACCTACAAGCCGATCTCCACCGCGATCCCGTCTCTCACGCTGTACATTTTTCAGGACGGCAAACGACAGATCATGACCGGATGCCGCGTCGCGGCGCTGAAAGGCGCTGTGATGGTTGGGGAGATCATGAAGCTCTCGTTTAGTTTCGTCGGGCACCACGTTTCTGAAACCGATGTCGCCCTGCCGACGCCGACCTACGATAGTCCGGTGCCGGTGGTGGCGCTGTCCGCTGCGGTGAGTTTCGATTCGTTCTCTGGCATTTTCACGAAGATCGAATGGGATGCTGGCATCGAAATCGCCCGGCCGGCGAGCATCAACGCCGCCGATGGTTACGGCGAGATCCAGATCACCGGCCGCGATGTGAC